CTACTACTGCCACTTCCTTGGGAGTATATGACGTTGTGCCAATCAGGGTGCAAGTGGAGGATAGAGATGACAATGGCAAAGAAGAGCGCGACCAACTTGGCGTAAATTTAACTGGCAGGGGCAACTTTTGGCCAGATACATGGCCAGCAGTAGGAGTTCGTCCCGCATTGCCAGTAAACAGTCAATTAACCATCATCTTTAGAGAAGACGATGGAAAGAGTGTTGGCGAGGATGTAGAAAGAGCTGCCGTCGATTTACGTAGTTCATATATTACTATTTTTGACTCTTCTAGTTTGTACAAACTTGGCGCGGCCAAGCTGAAGATGATTTCTAGCAATATCAATAATGGAAGTGACGTGGAAGGGCAGTTTACTTTTAGATGCGTAGAGGCTGGCGTGTTGTGCGAGGAAGATTATGGCACACTTAATTATCAACAAAATGGCGAAGAACTTAGAACAAGGAAGAGGCAACTAGAAGCTCTCATTGCCCAGCTTCTTATTGACAAAGGAATAGCTTTTGGTAATAAAATTAATGGTGCCACTGCGGCTCAAATTGACCAATATTCTTCAAGACTGGAGCAGTTGGATGAAAATATTTTGCGGGCCTCCGCAGTTAGAAAAGGAAACATATCTTCCATTGATTTTAGGGATCTTCTTGACCAAACAGGAGCATTTCAAGAAGCGAATAGGGACATAAATAAATTAGAAGAAGAATTTAAGACATTAAGTGAACACAAGGAAAACTTGCAAGACGTTATTAATGATATTCTTGAAATTCCGCCCGCTAATAGAACTAACGTGCAGAAAAATAGATTGCGAACTGCACAGACCGAAAAAAGGCAAGCAATTATTGATAGAAATGAAAAGCGCAAGCAAATTAATACTATTGTCCGCAGGCTTATGCCACGAGCGATTGAAGAAGGGCTGTTTAATGATGCACCAAACACAGATTTACGACAAGAACTGCGTGCCATGCGCAGAGAGCGCCGTCAGGTCAGACGCGCCATTGATGAGCTCATGCGGAACCAGCGGGATGTTCCTGCAGAAACGGCTGCGCAGCAGGATTGGCAGCGGCGTTACGACGAAGCTACCAGGGAGCTGCGGGAGACGGAGGCCGAGCTAAAGAACACAGACAATTGGAACGACTATTTCAATACAAAGTGCATTGCAAAGATCGACGAAATTAGCTACGAAGCCACTACCAAATGCGACATTATTAATTTCTGCTTCAAAAGCAAAATCTTTCAGCGCATTCAAGGAAGGCAAAGTGTATATGCCGAGACTGATATGCAGGGGCATAAAGACAGCGACAATGGCGTGCGTAATCGTACATCCATGTTTTGGATGCTTTATAAAAAGCCAACTGACACGCGATATACAAGAGCAAAGTTTGTATTGGCCATTCGGAATGGCAAGGAAGTGGACATCTACACGCACCTTCGTTTCATTGCTGCATCGAAAGAAAAATGGCAGTTTAAGTTTGAGCCCATTGTTGATCTTCCTGCAGAACTACGCACTCATAATGATGCGCAACAAATTAACGTGCTCTATCTCCGCACCTTTGGCTATGGATTAAATGATGAGCAGAATAGCGTAGCTCTTGACGGTGGACATCAATTGGTTTTCCGTGGCAAAATTCGCCAAACCATTCGCCTGCGTCCTCGCCTAAACCGCACGCCAAAATTTGTTGATGAATGGGGACTGTTCTCATTGCGTTCTGATACGCAAATTTCCTTCTCGTTTGATAGTGGCCCTGAGAACTCCCTGGTGGCAGTCACTGAGCAGCAGCTTGAAAGTTTCTCGTCAAGTCTTTACCAAGATCTTGTTCTGCTTGGCCTGAATATTTATAGTGGGCAAGGCGTACAAGATTTGCGCTCTCTTAGCGCATGGGTGACAAAAGGCAAGAAGGTTCGGAAGCTTTCGGATGGTGGAAGCTATTCGTCTAGTCTTTCTTCATCAACAAGCTATGCTCCTGAGATTTTTCTCGACACCATTCTTGATGAGAAAAATGGCATTGGCGCCTATGCTAATGTCAATGGCATCGATACATCGCGTCTTGGACTTGCTCAGAAATTCTGTCGGGCTAATGGCTACTACATGGACGGCGTGATTGCCGAACCGCAATCATGGCGAGAATTTTGGAGCACTGTTGCACCATTTTCCCTTCTTGAATTTGCGCGAATTGGTGGAAAAGAGACATTGGTCCCAGCAGTGCCTTATGACACCTTCGGCAATGTCACTAGAAACATTTCCATTTCCGCATTGTTCAATCAAGGAAATATTCTTGAGGACAGCTACAAAGAAGAGTTTCTTGATTATGGTGACAATACGCAAGATCTGATTGCCACTATTGTCTATCGCAACACGGAAAACGACAATGTGTTTCCAGGGAATACAAGCCTGACCATTATGCTGGCTGATGCATCAGAAAGCAATAGCGTTCGTCAGACGTTTAACTTGTCGGATTTTGTCACGAGGAGAGTGCAGGCCCTGCATTACGGGATGCTGCTTTGCCAGCAGCGAAGGCTTTCAAGGCGAGCTGTTGAATTTAAAACCTTCCCCACTGAAAGCCCCATCGAGCCTGGCAGCTACATTTACGTGCAAACAGACCAGAATCAATGGGACGACTTCCGTAGTGGTATTGTCGAAGCAGACGGCAGACTAAACACGCCATTGGCCGAGGATCCAATCAACGGCTCCTACACAGCGCTTCTGTATAGCGGCAGCCCTAATGAAGGCATTGTGAAGCTTTCAGTGTCAGTGGCAGACAGTCAATCATCCTCCCTTGCTGCATACGAAGGATGGTTGTTTGTACTTGGCACTGCAGTAACTGCCAAGCGTGTTTTCCGCGTAACTGAAGTGTCAATGGAGGAAGAAGGTGAAATTACAGTGAGAGCCATTGAGCACCCATGCGAAGAAGAAGGCGGGCAAACGAAATCCAAAATTGTTCGCTTTAACCCATCGCTATATCGCATTGATTGACCATTCCCAAAAGTGCTAAGATTAAAACAAAAGCTTTAAGACGATGCCCTTTTATACTGGCCGCACTGGCAAATTGCGTCTTGGTGGCAGCGAAGTGTCGAAAGTGCGCAACTGGACGCTTGACACCTCCGTGAACATGCTGGATACCACGGCGCTTGGAGACACTGCCAATAGATTCACGCCTGGTCTATTTAGCGCCACTGGTAGCGCCACGCTGTCTTATTACAATGGCGATACTACTGACGTGACCAATCTTCTTGAGAAGATCACTAAAACTGGCGCCGTCACTGAAAGCGACCGCGTTAATCTCACTTTTGAAGTGGGGACAAGTCAGACATTTAATGCTGATGCTTACATTAACAGTGCAAGCATCACTTCCTCCACTGACGAGCTGACCACCGTTTCGTTTAACTTTACGGTTGATGGTCCCCTTGATGCAGTGGTTCTCACTGGCACCACTTGATAGAAAGCTTAATTTACAATTTGCATTGTTCGTACAATGGAAGAATAGTCGCTGAAGCGAAATGACATTTTTTGTTGGCCATACAGGCGCTATCAAGCTTCAGCGAGGAGGTGAAAACACTTTCACGACCACTGTCTCGCCTAGTGATGTAAACACTGCGTTGAATCGTTTTAGCTTTGAAGGAAGCGATGATAATTTAATCACCGGCGATCTTCTGGAGATTTCAACCGAAGATCCCAGAGGGCTTTTATTCATACCAGCTACGTTCTGGAGCATTCCAGGGCCAGACGTTGATGGCTATAGCGCAGCCGTGTTTTCTTCGGGAAGCACTGTCGCAATATCGGGATATTTAGATGATGATATTACGACTAGCAGCGACCTGCCTCCTGAAGGGTATGACGAATTCAGGCTGAGCGATTATATTGTTGCCGACAATATTAGAGCCTATGTCAATGTAAACAGCGTGGGCGGCATTCGTTTATTTGAAGATTTTGGCGATGCTATCAATAATGAAAGAGCGAACGAATATGCTTTGGCCGAATTCTACGGTGAGCCCATTGCAATTACAGTTGGAGTGAGAGATACAAGGTACAACACTCTCGGCTCCGTCACCTCGTTTGAAATCAATACTGACAGGGCTGCCATGGAAACGACAAGTCTGTCCGACCGATTCAAGCAGCAGTATTCGGCTGGATTATTAAGTGGCAATGGTAGCATTGAATGCTTATTTAGCTATGAAACAGTGGCAGATCAGGACGTGCCACTGTTCTTGTTGCAAGTGATTAATCGATTGGATGTGGGCAGTAGCTTCAAGGCATTGCTTGCACTGTCTTCAGTGGAACAATCGGCCACTTTCAGGGAAGAGGTCTATTACGACATTGAAGCAGTGGTGACAAGGGTTC